GGGACAGGTACAACTTCAAGGTGAAGATTGATGAGACCAAGACAGCAAAGATGAAGTTTGATGAGATAAAGAAGAAGTACATCTATGAGTAGTCTTGAAAGGGTTGCTGAGAGACAGGAGATATACCAGAGCAAGAGGTGGAAGGAGTTGAGGAAGAAGCTTCAGATGGAGAGGCCGCTTTGTGAGAACTGTTTGAAGAAGGGGGTCATCAAGGCAATGGAGGAATGTCACCATGTGTTGTCCCCATTCCAGAAGGGTATCACAGAGGAGGAGAAGTACAGGAGGGCATATGATGAGAAGAACATCCTCTGTCTGTGTAAGGACTGTCACATCAAGATGCACCATCAAGATGAATTAACTATGAAAGAGAAGATACAAAAATATTCAGATTAGACTATGAATTACAAAGAGAGAGCAGAGAACTACATTAAGATAGTTAAAAAGCAGATGAACAGCATTGGTGTTATGGAGGAGGTGGATGAGGAGAACCTGGAACTGTTGAAGGCACAGGTGGCACTTTACTACCAGGCACTGGAAGAGATTGACAAGAATGGATTGATTGTGAAGGGTGCCAAGGGTATGATTCAGAATCCAGCATTCAGTATCCAGAGGAGTGCCATCCAGAACATCACAGCATTGATGAGGGAGCTCAGTATAAGTGCCAGACAGAGGAGATTCCTTATCCAGAATGAGATTATCAATGAGGAAGACCCTATGGACAGCTTCCTGAACAAGATTAATGAGTAGTTATGATAAAGGGAGTACAGTATGCAGAGGATGTTATGTCTGGGAAGGTACTTGCCTGTCAGTGGGTGAAGTTGGCATGTAACAGGTTTCTGGAAGACCTGAAAAGTGGTAACTATTACCTTGATGAGGAGAAGTACAAGACCATCACAGCATTCACTGGTGTTATGAAACACTATGCATCTGGTGCTGCCGGCAAACCATTCATCCTGGAGCCCTGGGAGGATTTTATAGTGTTGAACCTGTTTTGTCTGTATCGGGCAGACACAAAAAGAAGAAAGTACAAGACAGCCCACATTTCAGTGAGCAGAAAGAATGGGAAGACCACCCTCGCAGCGGCTCTGGGATTGTTTGGTCTGGTGGCTGATGGAGAACCTGCTGCATCAGTGATTATGGCTGCAAATTCCAGAGACCAGGCACACATTGACTTTGATTGCGCTGCGGCTTTCGCACGACAGTTGGATCCCAAGAAGAAGAACTTCAAGGTATTGAGGAATGAGATAGTGTTCCAGAAGAACAATGCCAAGTTGAAGGTGATATCAGCAGATGCAACCAAGTTGGATGGTAGCAATGACAGTCTGATTATCTTTGATGAGATACATGAGGCACCAGACAGTAAGTTGTATGATGTGTTGAGGTCTGGACAGGGATTCAGACAGCAGCCCTTGATGTTGAGTATCACCACAGCAGGATACAGGATTGGAGGGTTCTGTAACCAGTTGGAGGACTACTGCAAGGAGGTACTGGCAGGACAGAAGGAGGATGATACCCTGTTTGCCCTCCTGTACACCTTGGATGATGGTGATGACTGGACAGACCCAGGAGTGTATGTGAAGAGTAATCCAAATCTGGGAATTACAGTTAATAGGGAGTGGTTGTTGGAACAGGTGAACCAGGCCAGGAACTCCCCGGCCCTGGAAGTGGGTGTGAAGACCAAGAACCTGAATGTGTGGTGTAGCAGCAGTGTCACTTGGATTCCTGAACACTACATCAGGAACAGTATGATGAAGATAGACCTTTCTGATTTCAGGGACAAAAATAGATTTTTGGTATATCTTGGTTTTGACTTGGCAGCAGTGAGTGACCTTACAGCACTGTCAATAATGTTTGTAGACCCAGAGACAGAGGAATATTTCTTCAAGACTTGGTATTATCTGCCAAAATCAGCACTGGATGGTAAATTTAATTCAGAGTTGTATAAGATGTGGTCAAGTAAAGGTTATCTTGTTTTGACAGATTCAGAAACAACAGATTACAACTACATCCAGAACCAGATTTTGTACCTGTATGAGAATTTTGATGTACAGGGGGTATTCTTTGACAGTTGGAATGCCCAGATGCTTGTGAATAATCTTGTAAATGAAGGTCTTCCAATGACTCCATACAGTCAGAGTATAGGAAATTTCAACAAACCGACAAAGGAGATTGAAAGACTTATATTGAGTAACAAGGTGAAGATGGACCAAAACCCAATTACAAGGTTCTGTTTTGACAATGTTGAACTAAAAGTTGACCTGAATGGAAATGCTAAACCATGTGGTTCACATAATGCAGGTAAAATTGATGGAGTAATCAGTATGTTGAATGCTCTTGGTGGTTATCTTGACCAGGTTTATGATGCTGGGCATGCATTTGTAATTCCTTATAACAAAAAGAGTTAGATTCTTTCAAAAACACCTATGCTTTTGTTATATTTAGTATATGGAAGAGATTTGGAAAGACATAGAAGGTTATGAAGGAAAATACCAGGTTAGTAATCTTGGTAGAGTAAAGAGTTTGAAGGATAGATGGGGTAGTAGGGAAAAAATATTAAAACTATTAAAACACAATGGTACTCATAAGTATTCAGTTGTGCAACTCTGTGATTGTGGTGTTACTAAAAAATATCTTTTACATAGACTTGTTGCAGAGACTTTTATACCAAACCCTAATGGTTTACCAATTATAAACCATAAAGATGAAAACCCAGAAAATAACACTGTTGATAATCTTGAATGGTGTGATTACAGTTATAATATTAATTATGGTACTGCAATACAAAAGATGAAAGACAAGTTAGCTGGTAGAATTCCTTGGAATAAAGGTAAAACATTACACTATACAGATAAGTTAAGAAAAGAACATAAGATGACTGTTACTCATTGGAAAGAAGTTGATGGAAAGAGAGAATGGTATTAGTCATAAATATAGTGATGTATTTAAAGCCATAAATGTTTTTATTGTTTTCCCTGGGCATGCTGTGAAGTCTGCCCAGGTTTTTTTATGTTCAAAACCCATAAATAAAGTGATATAACTAAATGTTTCAAACTATGGGACTTTTTACAAGGAAAAAGGAACCACAAGTCACTCAAACTGAGCCAGAACAGAGGTCTGCATATGATGAGTTTGGAGTAGGTCTGGCCTTGAACTACAATGGTTACAGCACCTACAAGACCACTCAGGCAATGACACTTGCTGCTGTCCACAGATGTGTGAATGTGATTACCAACAGTGTTGCATCCCTTCCAGTGAGACTGTACGTTTACGACAACGACGGTTACAAGATGGAAGTAAAGAATGATTTATCATACTTGCTGGGAAAGAAACCAAACAGCAAGATGAATTCCTACACCTTCTACTCATTGATAGTGAAGGACATCCTTCTTTCAGGTAATGCCTATGCACTTATTGTGAGGGAGAATGGAAAGATTACAGGGTTTCAGTATGTCCAGGCTGGTCTGGTGACCCCTATTGACTTGATTACCAAGATTGAGTACCAGGTGACTGGTCTGAACAAGAGAGTGAAGCAGGAGGACATCCTTCACTTTATGAACTACACAGAAAATGGTGTCTTTGGTCTTTCAGTGTTACAGCATGCCAGGAGGACTCTTGGTATTGCCGATGCAGGAGACAAGGCAGCAGAGAACTTCTACAAATCAGGTGGTTGTACATCAGGTTTCCTGAAGTTTGAGGGTCCGTCCAGTGGTAAGCAGAGGGATGAAATCCTTTCTGCCTGGAATACAGCAACAGGTGGTCCCAACAATGGTCCTAACGGAATTGCGGTACTTCCCGCAAACGTAACTTACACCCAGTTGAGTGTGGATCCGGCAGATGCCCAACTCCTTGAATCCAGGAAGTTTGAGGTGATTGACATATGTAGGTTCTTCGGAGTGAGTCCATTGAAGGTCTTTTCATTGGAAAATGCCTCCTACAACAGCATTGAGGCCACAGAATTGGCATTTTTGAATGACACTTTGAGACCACTTTTGACCAAGATTGAGAATGAATTGGAAACAAAGCTCTTCAAACCAGGTGAGAAGTTTGACATCAAGTTCGATGTGAGTGAATTGTTGAGGACAGACAAGAAGAGTCAGGCAGAGTACTTCACAAAGCTCTTCAATTTGGGTGTTTTGAGTCCAAATGACATCAGGAAGGAGTTGGATATGAATTCCATTGAGGGTGGTGACATCCATGTGGCCCAGATTAACCTCACCAGTATCAAGAATCTGGAGACAATCAATGCCACAGCAGACAACAGGTTGAAAGAACCTGAATTGAATAACAATAATAACCAGGAAGACAATGATAAGGAGAATCAGTAAGAATAATGACCTGAGGGACATCATCAAGAGTTGTCCTTCTGGTGTGATAGAGGATATTTACTCTATCAAGTACTACATACAGGGTTACAATGCTTACATTGATGCCAGTTTTGAACAGTTTGGCAGTCAGTTGATTGTCACCCTTCCTGCTGCTGATTTGGCTACCCTTCCAAATGGTATCTTGATGAGGAAGGCATACTACAAGGTGGTTGATGAAGAGTACCCAGATGGTTACTACAACCTTGAATTTGAGGACAATATGAACATCTGGTTGGGAGAGAATGATAGTGAGACTCCAATTGTTCCTGAATATGTGACGGAGAGTGAGTTGTCATCTACATTGAGTTCATATGCTACCCAGAGTTGGGTGTCTGGTCAGAATTATTTGACTTCTGTACCATCAGAGTTTGCCACCAAGGCATGGGTAAGTGAAAAAGGATATATCACCACATCTGCTCTTTCAGGTTATGCAACAGAGAGTTGGGTATCATCACAGGGTTACTTAAAGTCAGTACCATCAGAGTATGCCACCCAGAATTGGGTGTTGTCAAAGGGATATATCACCACATCTGCTCTTTCAGGTTATGCTACTGAATCTTGGGTACAATCACAGGGTTATCTTACCAGTCACCAGGATTTGAGTTCATATGCCACAAAGAGTTGGGTCAGTAACCAGGGTTATCTGACATCTGTACCATCAGAGTTTGCTACCAAGGTATGGGTTTCAGAACAGGGATACATCACAACATCTGCTCTTTCAGGATATGCTACTGAATCCTGGGTACAGTCACAGGGTTATTTGACCAGTCACCAGGATTTGAGTTCATATGCCACCATCAGCTGGGCAGAGAGTACATTCTTTGAGGAATCAAAGATTTGGACTGGAACATTGTCAGATTGGGTAGTACTTACAGCTGAACAGCAGGCATTATACACAATTGCATTGATTACAGAATAATGATTTCAATAAATGGACAGAGTATAGCAGAAGCATGCACAAATGGAGTTTCTGTTGCTGAAATATACAATAATGGTGTTAAGGTGTGGCCTATGTCATCCACCTCATCAATCTATTATATCAAGTGGACACCAACAGATGTTGAGGGTTCATTTATAATGAATAATGGAGAGACAAAGTGGTTTGATGATTACAATGGATTCTATACTGGACCTTTCTATTTTTCTTATAATGGTGAAATAACCAGTAGAATAAAAATGTGTTTTTTAGATTCAGTAGCATTCAAAAGTACTGGTATAACAAATGTATGGACAAATTGTGAATATATTAGTACTGCTGCTTTCAAAGAATGCACATCATTGACATATGCAGATTTAAGGTGTATTGTACTTGGTGAACAAGTATTTAGTTCTTGTACATCTTTATTTAGGGTAGAATTACCTAATTGTCAACTTATCCATTTTGCAGCATTTGATGGATGTACTTCATTGACTTATGTTAGTTTACCAAATGTTGAACGAATAAATTATTATGCCTTTTATAACTGCACTTCACTTAATGATGTATATTTACCAAATTGTTATTTTATTGGAGACTGTGTATTTGGACATTGTTCTAATTTATCAACAATAACACTTGGTTATTCTGGTGGGGTTGTGTCTTTTGGAGGATCTCCTTTTAGTAGCACACCACTTTATTGGGGAAGTGGTACCATCTATGTACCAAGAGATTTGGTTGCATCATATGAACAGGCATACCCAAGTTATTCATCAATATTCAAAAGAATACCAAACCAATAAGAGATTATGATTTCAGGATATATTAATTCAGTGCCATTTTCAGTGTATTATTGTGGAGAGATAATGATTCTGGACACATATTACATCAAGTGGCTTCCAAGTTATATCAGTAGTGGTACATTCACTATTGGTAGTTCTACTTATAACTTTTCTGATTACAGCACCGGCGAGTTAAGTGGGTTCACAACACCAATTACATCCTGGGCCTTTTATTCAAACCAGGATATTACTTCTATTGATACAGATGCATTTGGTATTAAGGATTTTGCTTTTTATCTATGTCCTGCTCTTACAACAGTAAATCTGTCAAATTGCCAGTCAATAAGTACAACTGGTTTTGGTTACTGTCCATCATTATCATATATAAATATTCCAAATTGCAGGTATATTGGAGGAGCATGTTTTGTTCAGTGTTCATCATTATCAGAGATAAATTTACCTAATGTAATAACCATAGAAGGTGGTGCTTTTGAGTTTTGTTCATTGTTGACACTTAACCTTCCAAAGTGTGAATATATTGGAGACCTTGCATTTTTACATAATGTTGATTTTAGTACAATTTCATTGGGAGCAAGTTCTGTCTGTGTATTGAGTAGTTCAGGAGCATTTAGATCCACAGGTATAACATCAAGTACTGGTAGTATCATTGTCCCAATGTCATTGTACTCTGAATATATTGTTGCCAGTGAGTGGAGTTATTTCTACAACAGGATATTCCCAGAATTGGGAAGCAATTACATCAGATGGACCCCAACCAGTGTTACCGGCACTTTTAAGCTTGATGGTACTACATATAACTTCTCAGATTACAGCAGTGGTTATTTCACTGGATATAGTTGGATTACTTCAAGTGCTTTTCAGAGTATTGGAATAGTTACTGTTGAAACAGACACATACCGTGTTGATGACAAGGCTTTTGATGGTTGTACAAATTTGGAAATAGCACAGATGTATGACTGTGAATATGTTGGTAAATATGCATTCTGTGGTACAAAATTGAGTAGTATTTATCTTCCTTCATGTTCAAAGGTTGATTCTTGTGCATTCATGAGTTGTACATTATTGTCAAGTGTTAATCTTCCTGTCTGTAATATGCTTTGTGCCAGTGCATTCAAGGATTGTAATATAACATATTTGAGTCTTCCAGAGTGTGTAAGTATAATGTCAGATGTATTTGTTGGAAACAGTAATCTTGCAGGAGAATTGTATCTTCCAAAATGTGAATATATCAGTTCATATGCATTTTCTGGATGTAGTCTTTTAACAAGTATTGATTTACCTGAATGTTCTTACATTGCAAATAGTACTTTTGTTAGATGTCATTCAGTATCAACTGTCAGTTTACCAGAATGTAAATATGTTGGACAAGATGCTTTTTTAGGGTGTAATTTAATTAGAGAAATCAGTTTACCAAAGTGTGTAGATATTGGTGCATATGCCTTTGCTGCATTGAGTTATGACCAGTGGAATAATCATGCAAATCTTTATAGTATAACATTGAGTAGTTATAGCATGTGTATTTTGAGAGATTCAAGAGCATTTCAAAGTACAAATATCACATCATCAACTGGATATATCATTGTTGCTGGTTCAAGGATGATGGATTACAAAGTAGCATCTGGATGGAGTTATTTTTCAAGTAGGATCTTTTCAGTAAATGGTCAGAGTAACTACATGAAATGGACTCCAACTAATATGAGTGGTTCTTTCAAATATAATTATTGCACCTACTATTTTTCAGATTACAGTAGTGGATATTTTTCAATGTTTGACTCTATTATTATTGGTGGTGGTTACAATGGTTACTTATTTGAAAGTAATTCTACAATAACAACAATTGAGACAGATTTGGTTGAAATACAGGGATATTTGTTTGCAAATTGTTCAAGATTATCCTTTGCAAGTTTATCGAAATGTGTTGATATTGGTGTATATACATTCAAGAGTTGTGGTGTGAATGAGGTTTATGCGCCAGTATGTGAGTTGGTAGAAGAGAGTGCTTTTCAGTATTGCTCAAAATTAAGTAGTATATATCTTCCAGTTTGTTCAAAGATTGGTAGTTATGCATTTGAGGGTACATCTATTACAGAAGTATATTATCTTTCATTGAAGAGTGTTGGACGTTACGTGTTTAAAGACTGTGTAAATTTAGTAAGTGTTGGATTACCACTATTAAAAGAAGTTGGTGGAGGTATGTTTTCTGGTTGTATTAATTTGTCAGATGTGTATCTTCCAAAGGTAACATGGATAATGGGTAATGCATTTAACGGATGTTATTCATTATCATCCATTTCATTACCAGAATGTTATAATATATACAATTATGCCTTTGCTGGTACTGGACTCAAAACCATAACACTTGGTTATAGTAGTGGTGTGTGTGTGTTGTCAAGCACAGCTTTTGAGGGATGTTCACTTTCAGCAATATATGTTCCATCTGGTTTGGTGAATTCATATAAAAATAATTCAATGTGGTCATCATACTCATCCATCATCTACCCAATCCCGGTCTAATTAGACTCCATAAATAATTAAAAGTAAGTTTATAAACAATGTCAAATTTTAACATGAACAGACTCATCCCAGGAGTAGATATTTCATGGGGTGACATTAGAGGAGATATCAGTAAGCAGTCAGACTTGATGAGTATGATGTCTGATTATGCCACTGAGAGTTGGGTGTCAAGTCAGGGTTACTTGAAGTCAGTACCATCAGAATTTGCCACCAAGGCATGGGTATCTGACCAGGGTTACCTTACTTCTGTACCATCAAAGTATGCTACCAAGTCTTGGGTTGGTGACCAGGGTTATCTTACCTCTGTACCATCAGAGTATGCCACAAAGGTATGGGTGTCTGAACAGGGTTACATTAAATCAGATGCTCTTTCTGGTTATGCCACTGAATCTTGGGTTTCAAGTCAGGGTTACTTGACTTCTGTACCATCTGAATTTGCCACCAAGGCATGGGTATCAGAACAGGGATTCATCACCACAGATGCCCTTTCTGGTTATGCCACAGAGAGTTGGGTATCATCCAACTTCCTGTCATCTACTGCTCTTTCAGGATATGCAACTGAATCCTGGGTGACCAGTCAGAGTTATGCATTGAATGCTGACTTGTTGAGTCTTACATCCAGGGTGTCAGACATTGAGACAACACTTGGTTCAGCAGTGAATATAACAAATCAAATATTGAGTTAATATGCCAACATTGATTGAGAACTTGAATCTGATTGATTCAATTAAAACAGATATTAAGTCAGCCATCCAGAACAAGGGGGTTGATATGACAGGGATGTCCTTCCAGGACTACCCTGCTGCTATTGGTAGCATTACTACAACCTTTGTTACTGAAACTCTTTCAGTGTCTGAAAATGGTACTTATAATCCAGGTGAGGGTGTTGATGGTTTCAGTCAGGTAGTTGTGAGTGTACCTCAGAGTGTCCAGGGTTACACCTTGGAGCAGATTGTCAATGGTGACCTTCCGGGTGCCACAGCCATCAATTCAACAATTACAGAGTTTATGACTGGTGGTTGTTGGGGTAATGTGGAAACAGTGAACCTTCCAAACTGTTATTATATAACAGATATGGCCTTTTGGTATTGCCAATCATTGAGGGCAGTCAGTGCTCCTGTTTGTGAAGAGATTGGTCATTATGCATTTGCTAATTGTAATTCCCTCAGCGAATTGAACATGCCGGCTCTTACATATGTTCCAGAAGCTGGTTTTGGCGGTTGTGCAACTTTGCATTCTATAAGTTTTCCTTATGTAGAAGAGGTTGGTGCACAGGCATTTGCTTTGGATTTTGGTTTGAGTGAGGTATATTTGCCAATTTGTACATCTATTGCTTCATCAGCATTTTTAAGATGTTCAGCTATTTCTTCTTTGACTGTTACAGCAGTACGGAGTATAGGTGATGATGCTTTCAGACAGTGTAATGGTCTTACAGAAGTAAACCTTCCTAATTGTGCTTCAATTAGTGGATATGCTTTTGCTTTCTGTAATTATTTGGTTTCTGTATCACTTCCAAGAGTTGCTAATATGCAGAACCAGGTGTTCTATGGATGTCAGAGGTTTTCACAACTCACCATTGGTACAGACTGGTATATGATTCCAATGTATATGGGTACACTTGATGCTACTGCATTTGCCAGTGGCACAGGTTCTATCTATGTTGATGCCACTATGTATGACAAGTGGGTCGCCTCACAGGGTTGGAGTTCATTTGCAAGTCTGTTTGTGAGTGTTGGTGATTCTACTGTTCCTATGGTGTCATTGAGTGATGGTGTATTCTATGGTAAGACCAAGATTATGGGTGACCAGTACACTATGCAGCAGGCAATGAACATCAATCCTAACCAGATTAATGTTGTCAGTCTTGCCAGTTGTCAGGAGGTTCAGAGATATGCATTCCAGATGAATAATAACATTACAGCAGTGGATTTACCTGTATGTACAACTATTCAAAGTGGTGCATTCATCAATTGTGGTAATATCAGTACAGTAAGTCTTCCAATGTGTGAGACTTTGGATTATGGAGCTCTTGCAAGGACTGGTATAACAACAATCAGTCTTCCTGCTTGTAAAGGTCTTGAAAATGCTGTCTTTGAGATGTGCAGTGGTTTGACAGAAGTGTATTTAGGTTCAGAATGTGCTTATATTGGTGACTTTAACTTCAACTACTTACCTAACCTCAGTAACTTGACAGTTGCTTATTCTGGTGTATGTCAGTTGGGTACTCAGATGAACAGATTTTTAAGTACTACATCCATCTATGTACCGGCAAGTCTTGTCAATGCTTACAAGGTGGCAAATGTTTGGAAACAGTATTCAAGTCAGATATTTTCTATCCAATAAGACAAACAAACATAACAAAGTCATACCCTGGGAGAATCCTCCTGGGGTTTGTTATTTTTACATAAATACTATATAAGAAAAGAAGTTAGTTATGAGTAAATTTTTGTCTATTCTTGTCCCATATTACAATGAGGGGGGAGCAGTTATCAAGCCTCTGCTTGACAGTGTAGCATTTCAGCAGAACATTGATTTTGAT